GTCCTCTCCAAAAATGTCCTTACGGATCTTTTTATTATAGCAAGTTAGCAACTACTGTACGACGGTAGTAGACGTTAGAGTCTTCAGTCAACGTACCAGCAGTAGAACCAGAACCAGTGTGGAAAGGATTAGCGACCATGCCGTAGCGAGTCTTGAATCCAATCTTTGGCTGGAAAGAGTCTTGATCAACAGCACGTACCATCTGCAGAGGTACATATGGGCAGTAGAACAGACCAGCGTCGAATGCGTTAGAACCCTTGTAACCAACAGTCATGTAGTTGCCAGTTGTATAAGGATCGATGTAAACGCGATAACGACCGTTCAGTACACCAGCGAAAGTGTTACCAGTGTCATCTACTTGGAGGTTGTTGCTGTTAAGAGCAGGCGTGTAATCCAGAACACCTGCCATCTGAAGTGCAGAAGCAACGTCAGAAGAACAGATCAGGATGTTACCCTTGCCGCGACGAGTTGCCTTGGCGATACCATTTGCTTCGCGCTCGATGTGGAACATCAAACCCTTGTACTTCTCAACAGACCAACGACCATTGGCGTCAACGTCAAGGTCAAACTTACCAGAAGTTGTAGTGCCAGCAGCAGAACCAACCTTAGCAGTTACGTTGATGGTACGGACAACTTCGCGGTTGATTTCAGCAAGAATCTCAGCAGCAAGAATGTTGCTCAGTTCTGCTTCAGCGTCAAGACCGTGTACTGCTTTCAAGTCTTGAGCAAGTTCAAGCGAGTAGTCCGCTTTCAGTGCACGTGACTTGGCAGTTACAGTTACCTTGTCGATGCTAAATGCCATCTCGGAAAAAGCACTGTTACCAGTAGTACCCATTGCTTCTGCTTGAGCAGTTGACATACCTTGAGCGTAGTTGTACACGCCGTTGGCAGCAAGATCGCCGTCAGTGTCAGAATCAAAAGAAGTACCAAGGTGCTGGTCACCAATAGTATTGGCACCGCCAACAACAGTAGAGTGTGAAGTATCTGCTTCGTCGAAGAATGCTTCAGTGCCACCCTGGCTAGTATAGCGTGACTTCATAGCGAAGATCAGGCCAGTAGGACCAGTCATTGGTTGAACACCACAAACGTCATATGCCATCAGATTTGGCATAGCGCGACGAACGAGAGAGATCAGTACTGGGTCAAAACCTTTGATGTTACCAGCAACTGCACCCATACCAGCGCCAACAGCGTTAGTAGGGATATCGTCTTCTGACAACAGACTTTGATTAGCACCAACTTCAGCGTTTTCACGCAAAGCACGCTCGGTGTTCTCGAGGATCATAGCAGTTACCATCTCGCGATGAGAATCTGCAATTTTTGGAAGGTCAGGGTGCTCGACCACTGGCTTCCACTTGTTTCGGATTTGTTCGTTAAGATTCATGTGTAAATTCTCCTAATTGGGCGTTTTACGTTATATTTATAAGAAATTACTTCTTAATAGTTTTAGAAATTGCGTTAAAGTAACCTTTCATTTCCTCAGGAATCCTCTGCTCTTGTTCAGGTTCATCATTAGAACCTACAGAATCTTCTTCGGTAATCAAGCCAGTCGTTTCAGATTCAGGACTTTCAGAGAAGTACTGCTTCTTCACGATTTCAAGTTTCTGAGTGTACTCATCAATTGAGTCATACTCCATGCTTTCAGTAAGCGATCGGAGTTTCTCAACCTGAGTATCAGCGAGACCTTCTGAAACATCATCAAATGCTGCTTCAACCTGCGATTCGCTGATCACTTTGTTCAGTTTCACATTTTCTGCTTCAACTGACTCGAGTGATTCTTCAAGTTCGGCAACACGAGACTCAAGTTCGCCGATCATGTCAACCTTTTCTTCTGGTACTTCTACAAAGTTCTCAGCGAAAAGATTCTTTAGACCGTCAATGAATTGCTCGGTTGCTTCTACGCGGAAGTTGTTGGCGATGGCAACTTCATTCTTCTCCATCCACTTCTCAACAACATAGTCCATATAATTGTTAACTTGCTGGTGAAGTTCGTCGAGAGATTCAGTAACCTGCTCTTCCAACTTCGCATCAAACTCTTCTTCAAGACGAGCAACTTCAAGTACAACGCGATTCTGTACTGCTGCTTCAAAAAGAGTAGATGCTTCGGTTTTGAATTCTTCAGAAAGATCTTCTTGCTCGCCGAACAGTTCTTGAACATCTTCTTTCATGGCACCAGTTGATGGTGAAGGAGCAGTAACGCCACCCTTCATAGCAACAGATGCTGCATTCTTAGCAGATGTATCTGGAACAGTTTCGTCCTCTTTACCAACTTGGGCAAGAGTTTTGGTCAAGAAAGAAGAAAGATCTTCTTTTTTCATACCTGCGAAAATACCCATCATCTGTGATAGCATAGATGACTTCGTAGTGTTTTGAGGTTTCAGAGTTGCTTCCGCTGATGCTTCTTCAAGAGAAACTTCGTTCTCAACAACTTCTTCCACCTGAGTATTCATTTCATCAGACATTAGTTATACTCCTTCGGTGTTTAAACTATATTTATATAATCTCAATTTTCAGAGATTTCGTTAATAAATTTCTGGAAAAGTTGAAGTTTGCGTTGCTCATTGAGTTTCTTTGCACGGGCAGACTTTTCAATCTCTCGCTCAATCTCCTCAACTTGCATGGCAATATACTTACCATTATCCCAAACCCACTCAACTCCTTCCATGATACCATTGACAAAAGCATCAGGTGCGGAAGGATCAGCAACAATATCCGCTGCAGTAGCAAGACGGAAATCGTTTTGTACTTCCATCACTCCATCTTTACCCTCTTTTAAAGAACCCATACCACGCGACGAAACGCCAAGTTGTGCTCCATCAGAAAGTAAACCTTTTACAATTTCACCCATCGGTGTAGAAGAAATCTTCGCCCGACCAATGAAGTTGTCGCCTTCTCGGCGCAATTCTGTAATAATATGAGATACGCGATCCAAGTTAATTGATGGTCCATTTGGATGACCAAGTTCGCCATAGGCGCGACCCTTATTCACTGACTCTTTAATATAGCGACCAACTTCGCGCTCGAGAGTTTCAGTGCTGTAGCGACGACCGTTGCGATTTGGGATATTGCCCTGCATGAAAATGCCTTCAATGAAAACATTTTTCTTGCCGTCTTCTACTGCTTCTTCAATAACTTGAATAGACTCATTTAATTCTGTGATTAGTTTCATGTTTAGTACCTTATGATATTGTGAACGCGACTGATGTTGCTTTCACGTCTACCGATGAACTTAACTCTTCAGCAGGTTGCTTGACTACGAAAGTGATAGAACCAGTTGGCATTGTAAAACTGCCGCCTGTAGTTTCGTTTGTAATTAACGCAGCGCCAGCATTGCTGTTATAAACACG